ACTAACTCATCATACCAACTGTTATCAATAGACTCTATACAGATATCATACATATCTGGTCTATCGCAAGTAATAATTCCAACACCTACTTTACCCATACATAATATTTTAATCTAAAGTGTGTTAGAATCAACTGTTATCCCCATAAATATTAGCATGCCTTGCGTTGATAATAAAGATCTCATTTATAATGTTAAAGAACTTCCTGAGACGTTTTCTATTGCTTCAGGTGATTTGCTTCTAGTGGAGACAGACGAAGGTACAAATATATTAGATTACGATAATCTAGTTATCGGGTTAGATAATACAACATTCGGTACGACAATTACTCAACATTCAACTGATATTAATAGTCTTAGTTCTGATGTTACTACCTTAAGTTCCCTTAGTGCTGCCGTTGTTCAATCTAACGCTGCGCTTAGTGCGCAGGTTGTTGGTAATACAACTAAAGCTATGATTTCATTACTAAGTGGTGGGGAATATGGCCCATCATTAATTGCTGGTAATAATATTGCATCGATCGAATGGCAAAATACTGTTGTTAGGTTTAACTTTACAACAAATTTTAACGATACAAACTATATAGTTATACCTTCTGCTCCTATTCTATTTGGAGGTGCGTTAACTCAATTTATAGTATCAGAGAAATCATCCAATTACGTTGATCTATCTGCTGTAGACTCACGCGCTACTCTTGCAGCATTTGCACCAGCCTCTGGTGAACCTATCGGATTTCAAATACAAACTTTCTAGAATTTAAATTGATTCTGATCAATACCAAATTTCTCAAAAAGCTCCTTTTCTTTCTCTTCTTTATCTAATTGTTCTTTTTGCATCTCAACAAGACGTTCTAAATCAGATAGATTCTCTGGATTAAGAATAGATTCTTCTTCACCATACATTGTACCTTCCGGTGTTACGTACTCAGCAATAAGATCAACACGAGCCTGACCATGATTAGGTAATAAGATCATGGTTGGTGAATCACCTGCAGGAAAAAATACATCAGATGTTGGATTAGCCATATACTGCATATATATAGTATAAAATATATTGTCTACTTCCTTAATAAACTCAACATCTGTCTCACGAGTACCGTCTTTTTTAGCTTCAACTTTCTGTGATGAATCAAATCGCGATAAAAATATAATATCTAAAGAGCGCATTGACTCACGACACATAGCAATCTGATTCGTTACAAACTCTTTATCGAAACCTTCAATACCCTTTTCATGAGCCCATAGAGTATATACTAAAGCATCCATAGGGCAGCGATCGTAAATTACATTATCATCAACCTTATACCCTTGAACTGTATCAACTAGATGATCAAGAATAACTGTTTGTGTTTCTGGTGTAGTTCCTTTAGAATGATCTAGTTCCTTCTCCTTTAAGATATCTCTATAAGAAGTTGAAGGTGATTCATAGTTCCTCCAAGTATGTAGAAAGCTTTTTAGTAAAGTTGTCTTACCACTATGTGCAGTTCCTGAAATTGCTAATCGCATATCCTTATTTAATTACTAATTATTATAAATCCACTATACTTTAAGAGCCATATCCCAAACTAACAAATGAAGTCTAGCAGAAAAGTTAACATGCATTGACTTTGCATACTCTACAACAGCAGCAGCATTCTCAATATGCTCTTTACGTGAACCAGCTACAGGCATAAACCAAATACGATCTCGAGTAACATTAATGCCGTGATCATCCTCAACATATTTACGCCAAATCTCTTTAATATCTTCAGCAGGATCATTGATAACAAACTTAAAGCCTGAACCAATCTCTTTATGATACTTTAGAACCCCTGGCTTATAGGTCTTCTCTTCAGGATCACCATTCGTAGTTAACTTAGGTGAAGTAGTAAACGTAGCATTATAAAGTCTTACCCATCTTTCATCAGGCATAAGAGTAGCATTAGTTTCAAAGTCAATCTTCGGTGTAAAATCATACTTATTGACAAAAGCTTCAACAAGTTTAAGTAGTTGCTTCTGCTGAATAAGAGGCTCACCGCCAGTTAATTTCCAGATTGTACCTTTCTCAAGCTTCTCAATCCAGTTATTATCTTCCATCATCTGAAAGATCTCATTGAAGGTCATCTTATTCTTAACAGACCAAGATATAAAAGAGTCGCAACCATGAGGAGAATCTTCAGATGCAAAACCAATACAAGTTAAATTACACATTGCCATCCTCATAAATAGAGAGCGTTGACCAACATATTCTCCTTCCCCTTCTATAGTATAGAAGATCTTATCATCAGAAAGTATAAGAGTTTCTTTATCTAAGTCCATATTCACTTACTAGTATAACCTACTATCTACGTAGTTCAACTGGTTTATGCAAACTATAGTAACTTATAAAGACTTGGTTTTAACTGTTATGTACCTAAATACTAGTAGATGAGCAGACGTTCTAAGAAACAAGCTGTGGATGTTGAGGACAATAATATTGGAGACGACATCTTTAATGGAGATTGGTTATTGGATTTTACTATTCGGAAACCATTCTACTTCAAACCAAAACATCAAGATTTTTATTACAATATTTGTGATAAGAATACAAACATGTCATTGGTTGATGGTCCGGCAGGAACTGCAAAAACATATATAGCTGTATATGCAGCTCTTGAAATGCTTCGTGAGCAAGAAGTAGACAAGATTGTATATATTAGATCTATTGTTGAATCAGCTGATAAGAGTCTAGGCTCTCTACCTGGTGAAATTGATGATAAGTTCTCACCTTATATGATGCCTCTTATAGAAAAGGTAACAGAAATTTGTGGCCCTGGTACATGTAGTATGCTTAAGTCAAAAGGATTAATAGATGCTATACCGGTTAACTTTGTAAGAGGTTTAACTTTTAACAAAACAGCTGTTATTGTTGATGAAGCTCAAAACCTAACTAGAGGTGAGCTAGTAACTATCATGACTAGATTTGGTCGCAATAGTAAATATATTGTATGTGGTGATTGCATGCAATCTGACATTAAGCAATCTGGATATAAAGATGTCTTTGATAAGCTTGATGATGATGATTGCGATCAACAAGGTATTCACACCACCAAGTTTGGTTTTGCAGAAATTGTTAGAAGTAAAATACTACGATTTATTTGCAAGAAGTTGGGTGCTTAATAAATGGAGCCACAGGTCAGATTTGAACTGACGACAGGCGCATTACAAATGCGCTACTCTACCCCTGAGTTACTGTGGCTAAATTTAACCATATACTGACCCACCGGATATATTTTCATTGTAATATTCATACCAAGTATTATCCTTATCAACATGCTCTACTCTAATAAGCTTACCCTTGCAATACCAGTAATGAGCATTATAACCATCATTATCTGCCTGTCTTACTAGGAGATTATCATTATTATACCAAAAGAATTGCTCGTAACCACTTGGCCAGCAAATATAGGTTAAGTTATCTTTCCAATCAGTCTTATGATAGCCGGCATCATCATGATACCATATATCTTTCTTAAGAATTGATTTATAAAAATACTTTAACTTACTAATCATATGAGACAATTAAGTCGGATGCTTCACAGCGCACGGCTGCAAATGTAGTAGTTGCTCAGCAAGAACCACCGCATGATACTAATACAGTTGATGCAGCCAAAATAATTAATTTAAGTAATGTTTTCATTTAATTATTTATCCAAATATACCGCTAAAAATCTTAGCAATTACACCTTTAGCAGGTACTTCAATAACCTTTTCAACAACTTCTACAACCGGTTCTGGTTGCTCAGGTTCTACGAAATTAATTGCAATAACATCCTCTGGATTTTTACTTGCACGTTTTTCAGCCTTATCTAGATCATTTGTAGTAAACAAATATGATCGATCACCCTCTACATACACCTGAAAATATTCCTTTGAAGCAGATGTACGTGATTTACTATTTTTTACTTTGCAGACATATGCTCTGCTTTGTTTTGGTCTTTTCATAAATTTATGCTCCCCATGATGTTCCAGCAAAAGGATTACTCATGTTGTTTGATTTAGTACCACCACCTACATTAGCTGCACCTTGACCAGCAGTATGATCAATTGCAGGTTCTTCTGTAGCTACATTTGCTTCTTCAGCAAGAGCTACTGTCTTAACATTATTAATTACCGGTTGTGTGACCTCGCGATGAGCTGCAGCAAAATTACTACCATGTTCATTAATCTGTACTGATTTAACCCTTACACGACCTCCTGTAGCTTCTTCAGCAAAGGTGTCAGCTGTTGTAAGAACAAACTCTGCAAACCTTTCACATCCTACACCACCAGGCAATACAACTACTTCTGCAACTCCTGCATCATCTAATTGTTTAAACAATTCTAGCTCCGGATCATCCCCAGCAACAACTAACTTATGATCGAATGTATGTTCTAGAGTCTTCTTAAGATCTTTAAGACCACCAAAATCCATAATCCAATTACGTTCATCTAAATCATCTGCTTCAAATACAATCTCTGCTGTTAGATTATAGCCATGTACATATTGACAGTGACTATGAGTAGATCTCCATTGCCTGAATGCAGCGCTACCTAGGTTGATTACTTTACCACTTGTAAACTTCATACTATTATAGTATATGCTTAATAATTTAAATCAACTAGTAATTGGTATTAATATGAAATTATATAGAATTACATTAAATCACAGTATATTAGAGACCAGGATATAGGTTTTCTTACTAGTCTCTTCAATCATTTATTCTTCTGAGACCCCAATTGCAAGTGTTTCACAAAAAAAGATGTAAAAATATATTTTAGTGTAGGTTGTAGTTGATTATTACCATATATATGTTATAATTGTCAATGACTATGAGTAAGACAGAAGATAACTCTAAATATGAATGGCTAGGTGAGGATGATGAACTCACCGGTGAAAAGGATACTATTGCAAAAAGTATTATGGGTAGTGAATGTGCTGAAGGGTATGTTCCACCTGTACGTGAATACGATGATACAGTAAATGCAAATAAAGAATATATTGCATCTCTACCAGATCTGCAGAATGGACCTTCAAGTCTTATTCAAGGAGCTCCGGTAGCTATCCAGCAAGTTGGTATTCATAACTTTAAACTACCTCTTAATTATAAGAAGCGTAATGGTAAAACTATTGAGCTTGAGACTAGTGTAACAGGTAGTGTCAGTCTAGAAGCACATAAGAAAGGTATTAATATGTCTCGTATTATGCGTAGTTTCTATGATCATAAGGATGAAACTTTTAGTATTGGTAAGATTAAAGATGTATTGACAACATATAAAGAGAATCTCAAGAGCTTTGACTCACGTATTATGCTTAAGATTTCTTATCCTATTAAACAAACTAGCTTACGTAGTGGTTTAGAAGGTTATCAATATTATGATGTAGTACTTGAAGGTGATCTTACTAAAGATGGTGAGTTCAAGAAGTATCTTCACTTTGACTTTGTTTATTCCTCTGCTTGTCCTTGTAGCTTTGAGCTTAGTGAGCATGCTGAGAAGTATCGTAATCGTGCAACAGTACCTCATAGTCAGCGTAGCGTTGCTCGTGTTAGTGTTAGATTTGAAGATAACCTGTGGATTGAAGATCTTCATGAGCTTTGCTTAGATGCTCTTCAGACAGAAACTCAGGTAATGGTTAAGCGTGAAGATGAGCAAGCATTTGCTGAGAAGAATGGAGCCTTCCTTAAGTTTGTTGAGGATGCTGTAAGACTTCTATATTCACGTATGAATGGTGATGACCGTATTAAAGACTTTAAGATTGTAGCTTCTCATAACGAATCGCTTCATAGTCACAATGCTATTTCTGTAATCGTAAAAGGTGTCGAAGGTGGCTTCACTGCTGGTGTTGCTCGCGACGTCTTTGAGTCAACAGGCTTGCGTTAGAGAATTAACTATAATCTATAGAGGGTGTTAGCTTATGTTAGCATCCTCTTTTTTTGTATAAAAATAGATTGCTATGCATAAATAATAGTATGTCTAAACCTTTTAAATCACAATTCGACCTAATGGCAGAGGCCTATGGTAATATTAATTACAGTAAGCAGAAGCTTATTAACGAAGATACAGCTGGTAAGACAGTTATTGGTTATCCACCATCAGTAGATACTGAAGAAGATTATGAAGAGCCAGGACCACAGCTTGGTGGTGACATAGATCCTGGTGAAGTTGATTATGATGTTACTGATGTAGAAGATGCTGAAGAAGCTGGATTTAATCGTAAGCAACTAGATGAATTAGAGGATATAGTACATGCTATTCTCGATAAGCGTGATCATGAAGACCGCGCAGCTAAACATGAAGATGGAGAGCATTAAAAATGAAAAAGGTAAATGATTTTGGTTTAATTGCTGAGGCTTATGGTAACATACACCCAGCACCTGAACAGGTTGCAGTTATAGAAGTTGATCCTGCTAGTGAAACTAGCGGTGGTTGTCCAAGCTGCGGTAGCGATCGTCCAGATCCATCAGAAATGCACATGGCTAGAGCTGATCTACATAAAGCAGCCCAATATGCTATTAAACTTAGTGAAATGTTGGAGAATATCGATGCCTTAGAAGGTTGGACTGCATCTAAGATTACAAAAGCTGCTGATTATCTCTCTTCAGTATATCATTGGATTGATTACGAAACAAACGGTCCGAGTACGTCACGTTATAATGTTGGATATGAGGAAGCTCCTTTTAATCCAGCTGAAGATAGTCAATGTTAATATATAATGAAGTCATTTAAAGAGTATATAGTCGAAAAGAAGGTAGTAGGTCTTATTGAGTTCTTCGATATAGATGGAATTGGTAAAGTTCCTTCTAAATTAGACTCTGGTAATGGTGCCTATAACGTTTTACATGGCGAAGATATTCAAACACAAGGTGACAAGGTATTTTTTAGAACGGTTAATGGTAAGACTTTACTATTACCAAAGAAAGGTGAGATTACTATCAACGTAGGTGCTGGTAATACAGAGCATCGTCCAGTAGTTCATTTAGATTTTAGAATTGGTAACAAGGAATACAATAATGTTCCTTTCTCTATAGGTAATCGTACTTCTAATTTATATAAAATACTTGTAGGTAAAGACTTTATTGAGAAAGAACTTGATGCTCTTATAGATGTAAGTCAAGAGAACATTGCAGATAAAGATTTCGAGGTAGATTATGATTAATTTTAAGTTGTTCTTTGAAAGTAGCTGGTATAATGACACTCTTCCGGAGCGTTTTTGGGATGGTGATAAGTTTGATCCTGAAGTACGGCAGAAACTTTTAGAAATTGCAGCAGATGTCGCTGATAAAGCTGGTGTTGTAGGTGAAGTACAAGATGTACAGTTAACTGGCTCAATGGCCAACTACAATTATACTAAATACTCTGATCTAGATGTACATATATTGCTAGACTTTGCTGATATTAACTCAGACGAAGATTTAGTACGTGCAGCTCTTGACGGAAGAAGGTTTGTTTGGAACTTACGTCACAATATAAGTATAGGTGGTCATGATGTAGAGCTCTATTTTCAGGATATGGAAGACCCTCATGTTGCATCTGGCCTTTATTCTCTCCTTAATGACGAATGGTTAACAATACCTAAGTATAATCCTCCAACAATTGATGAGAGCGACGTACAACGTAAAGCTGATAGTGTTAAGAGGCACATCGACGAACTTGAAATAGCATCTCGTTCAATTAACTCACCCGAACAATTAGCAGAACTTACAGATGTAGCGTCTGCATTAAGGAGTAAGGTATCTTCCATGCGAAAAGACTCTCTCACAGCAGATGGTGAGTTCGGTATTGGTAATTTAGCATTTAAAGAGCTAAGAAACTCTGGCTATATGGAGAAGCTTATTGATGTCGCTAACTTACTTTACGATAATCAGTATACTGATTAATACCAAGCTGGTTTATCACGCTTTGTCCATGTAGCAAAGGGTTTATCACTACGTATATACTGCTTATATTTATCTACGACAGATAATTCATTAAAGCCAGGTACTTGTCTGCATTTTTGCTCCGGAGCAATTGCAACAGCAAACTCTGTTTGCTTACCTCGAGGTAAATTTTTAGGAGGCTTACTCAATACAGCGGACATTTTAGTTTCCGTTAAATGCTCCCTACCATATCGACGAGTATACTCTTTACAGGATGCTTTAAAATGTTTATATAGCCAATTATAGTTAGCAGTAGAGGTACGACACCATATACCTGACGGATGCTTAATATGAGAAGCTTTATACAGTAGCTCTTCTTTATATTTATCAGGATGCAACCAACGTTTAATTCTACGACCTATTTTTGTCTTTGCGTAGTATTCATCACCATCTAATACACGATGAGCTGTAGACATTAGCTGAGCATACTCAACAATCATCTTAACAACATGCTTATCGCACATTTCTTGAGCTGATATAACGGGGCAAATATTAGTTGTAAAGATGTTCACAACTAATTATATCGGAGTTCCTTATCCTCTACCAAGAGCTTCAAGCTTCTCATCTAATGCATTAAGCTCAAGTCTCAACTCATCGATATCAACATCCCGGCCTTCCTCTGCAGCTGATACTTTAGAAGCAAAATTCATAAAGTGATCAGCAAGTGACTCACCTTCAGCATCTTCAGTACCTCCAACAACTTTTGTAGGATCTTCCGGATCAATAGGACCAGTCTCTTGTTTTGATACTTCATCTTCCTTAGAATCAGGACCCATAGCTTTACCACTCCTTGGGTCAATCTTCTCCCCACGCTCAGCCTTACCAATTGCCGCCCAGAGATTCTCTGCAATTAATTCAAGTTCCTTTGTTCCATTATTCCATGATCTCTTGCTCATAATATTATTTAATCGGTTAGTATATTTTTTATAGCGTCTTTATCTGTTTCGCTAATCTCTTCTGGTACAAAATAAGCTATAGCCTCATCTAAGTTACTTTGCATTAAGGCTCTTGTTTGTGATCCGGATATTGAATCTTCTTGCATCGGAATCTTTACTACATTAACTTGTGGGTACTTCTCAACGTTTTTGGTAAAATATTCATAACGCTTAACATCTTCATCTTTAGCACCTGCACCCACAGTAATATCTATTTCCTTATTATTATCTGCAAATTCATATACTGTCCTTACAGGTGAGTTTTCAGCTAGCTCAATCTCAACAGGTTTACCCATATACTTTGAATATACATCCCATATTTTCTTAGATTGCTCTGCTGTAATTCCATCGCGATCTTTATTACCTATAATAACTATTCCACTATCCGCATCTTCAAGTAAATATTTAAAAGCTTTAAAATGTCCCTTTGTAGGTGGCTTATAACCTCCAGGCATAAGAGCGACTCTATCTCTATCTCTCAGATGCTCACCATCTTCATAATATTCTTTAAATGTTTGCATTATCTTGTAATAGGTGTTGAAGATTGACCACCACTAAAGTTAGCTCGGCTGAACTCTAAACGATCAACTAGTTTAACTGCATCACCTGCTCTAGATACCGCAACATAACCTTCTGGTGCTGTCGTCTTGAGAGTACCATCCTCATTATCGAGGAAGTGTTTTGTATTGTATACTGCGTTGTTATACTTGTTAACGAAAATTTGCTTAGCCTGAGAAAGCAATCTACTAACCTTAAAGATATTCACTATATCTTTTTCTTGAGCTTTGATCTCTGCAAGTTTCTTATTAAATGCTTCAACAGCACGCTTCTTGCCAGCTTGAGATTTGAGCCTAGTTACTTGTTTCTCCTTACGATCTTTAAACCATTCAATAAATTTCTTAAATGACATCTCCGAATCCTCTAAGTATTTACCTTGCTGAATTTCTGAGTTAGTGTAAATGTTAAGAAGATCAGAAGGTAAGTCTTTATAGTTAACTTTAATTTTATCTGCTGTTTTAAGTATATCCTTTACTTGCCTTGCCTCATCAACATCAAGAGTAACTGTACCGGTAGTATCTGTAAAGACAGCATCATCAACCCATACACCAGGTACTTTCTTAAGACCTTTAACGGAGATATTATACTGAGGCGGTGAGTTAAGATCATCATATCCAGTATGGAATACAATTCCGAATACAGAGTTACCAATCTCTTTACCTAACTCAGAGTCAGACTCAACAGCATAACGGATTGTATTGGGCTTAAAAGTAAGATGTTTGACTCCATTTTCCATCATTGGTTGTAATGAAGAAGAATCAAACATAAAGTCACCTTGAAGAATACCTTTAATACCTAATTTAGGTAGATACTTGAGAGCTTTCTTTAGTTTATCTGCTAAACCAGGAGCATGTCCATGATTCATCTCTACATCAGCATCTGTATAGTTAATCTTTGGATCTTTATTAAAGATAGACTTCGTCCCTACAAAAAACTTACCAGTTTCTGGATGTTTACCAGCAAAGATTGCAGGTGCTCCATCCCATTTTACAGAAGTATTAACCTTTCTCTTCGACTTTCCTTGAAGATGGGAAAGTAGATCAGCAATAAAACCTCTTGCAACACCATATCCCCGTTCACCTTGCGTGAGAACAAGCTCTTCTAGGTGAGTTAAATGGGTATTTGCCTTAGCCTCTGTTAAAAGACTGTAAGTTGCATGGTATTTCTTGAAGCTTATCATCGTTCTATTTAATTATATCGGAGTTCCTTATGCCTTTTATTTTATTGATAGGTTATAACCTGTTCTACCCCCGCTATCGGCACTAATAACAATCTTATCTCTATTGCTTAATATATTATCTAAAATACTATTAGCATTAGTAACATAATCATCACTAAAAGGTCCCCATGTAACTATTAAACCACTACCCTTATTAAAAAGAGTGTAATAATTGAACTTTTGTTTTAATTCATCAAAATATTCTGCAATTTGAAAAGTCATCGCAATACCTAGCGCTAGATCTACCCTATCCATACTACCACCTTGATCTAACCCCTTTCTTATAATTGATGTTGCAATATCTTTACCTTTTGATGAAAAAAGTGATAATCCCTTTATTAGATCATTGTCATCTGCAGAACCAAAAAAAGCTTTACCACGCTTACTTGCACCTGCTTTATTGCTTGCTACCTGTTTACCAATAGCTTCTAATGTTTTAAAAGCGTCAGGATTTAGTT